TAACCAGTCGTCTTTGTTCTTCCTCTGTGCCATCAATAACATCAGGAACGACACCCCAGTGCGGATGACCCAAAATTGGATCGAGCCAATCATAAAAACCTTTAGGATCAAACGGTATGCCCCGTGTTTTTGCAGAGAAAGCACCGTTATCTAACATGAGTGATTGACCGATTTTTAGACACACTTTTAAGTCTCTCGGTTCTGCATAGCTAATACAGAAGTTCTCACCACCAAGCGTCTCTAACACTGCTCTAGGAGTGATAGGAGTGCCGTGATAGTGAAGCATATATAAATTCCTCGCAAAGACCCCCCTACCCCCAACGGGAGTAGAGAGAGATGGTTCCTCGGACGTTACCGTCATCTGCATGCTAGTTACCTAGCCCCTCGGCTTGCAGATTCGACCAGCCGCTGGATTCTTACGGATTTGCACCGGCTCACAAACATCGTGGCTTACCAGTAACCCTTTTCTTGTCAGCAGTCGGGATAACTCATTGCTTACGCGGACAGTACGGTCTGTGCGAAAACAAAAAAGCCGTTAAGGATGCCCCCTGGTGGTGTTCCTTCGGAATGACTCGAAGGCAGGGAACATGCTTAACGGCTCAATCTGCACCACACAGACAAGCTAACTATATCACATCTCTACGACCTTACAAGTCCATCCATCTTTTAGCTTCCCCCAACCATGAACCTCTATCTTCCAGCCTGCTCGCAAGATGGCCGGAAGATGCTCACACTCGCTTATCTTCTTCACCCTAGCGTTGATATTGGCCCTGCTCGTTGTCTGCACCAGCAGCGTCTCTTCGTCTCTGAGGCAAAGTATGTCTCCGATACTGAAAAGGTCTTGTCGGATACGAGCCCAAGGGTTCCAGTGCTCGACTATTTGGCATAAATAACCTCGCTCCCTAAGTAAAGCTAGAGACCTCTGAGTAGGACTAACCGACGAACGGCGTGTTTTCTTGGTGTCAGTGGCAGAGATTGTCATCGTGACGACAGTCTTAAAGGTTTTATTCGGTCAATATACACCCATGCAAACGAACTTATTAACCCGCTCTTCAAAGGAGATTCAAATGAGCGACTTCCAAGTTCTTCCCTTCGATTTCTCAGCAACCACAGTTACTTTCGTGGCTAACAACACAAACGCTAAAGACCGCATTTGCGGCGGCGTTTCCTGCGAAGTTCGCAAGTCTGCTGCACCAGAGTTTGCAGCAAAACTCGAAGCTGAAGGCTTCACAGTTTCTTACTAACAACCTGGGGCTTCGGCCCCTACCAGGAGAAAACATGAAGATCGTACTTACACAAGAGCAGCTAGAAAAAATACTAAAAGAATACTTTTATGACAACTACAACGTAAAGACTGGAGAAATTACGTTTGACTTAACGAACTATTTAGAAGAATTCTGCGTCATCCATACAAAGGAAGCACCATGAGCGTTGACTACGATGCTTGGCTTGACAGAAAACTTTACGAATACGACCGCGAGAGGGAACAAAATGACTACCAACAACAGTTGGAACAACAGGAATTTGAACTTGACGAAGTACAAGCCGACGAGGAGTGACTGGGCACTATGCGCGCTATTGGGGATTTGCTACGGAACACTGCTCTTCCTGTTCATAAAGTAACGGAGCCAAACATGAAATTCAACGAACTCAGAAAGATCAACGTAACCGAGAAGGTCGAAAAGAAAAACGGCCTTAGTTATCTCTCTTGGGCATGGGCTGTAGATACATTGTTGCAACACGATCCTACGGCTACATGGGAGTACAAGCCTCACCAAATGTGGGGCGACACGGTCATGGTGTTCTGCGAGGTAAAGGCTTTCGGAGTTTCTCGCACTGCCCAACTTCCGGTCATGGACCACAGAAACAAGGCCATATCCAACCCAGATTCCTTCCAGGTCAATACCGCTATGCAGCGATGCTTGGCTAAGGCTATCGCGTTGCATGGTCTCGGTTTATATATTTATGCGGGAGAGGATCTGCCTTCCGAAGAAAAGGTCGATGAGCTTGAGGCCTACAAGGCAAAACTCGAATCGGCAGAGTCATTAGACGCGTTAAAAGCAGAGTTCTCTCCGGCCTACAAAGCCATGAAAGACAAGCCAGAGATCAAAGAACTCGTAGCCGTTTACGAAGCCAAGAAGAAAGCACTTACGGAAGTCAAATGAATCTAGACCGATTTGAAGAGGGTTTGATCGACGACATCCAGACTGACCGCTGCAAGAAGCTCTTGTGGTCGGTCATCAACCTGGCAGTTGAAGATGCGTGCCGCGCTCCGTACAACAAAAAGCCAAGCACTGAGTCGATCACCGCGATGCGGTTTTTAATCGGCAACGGCAAGGAAGCTGATCTCGATTCTTGGCTAATGTGGCTCGACGTAAACGGTCCGGTGTTTAGAAGGAGACTCTTGGAAGCGATGTTCTCGGATCACCACGATAGGTTTCCAGACATGGCAAGAAGGGCTTTCAGAGCAAATTACAACTGGTGGAGGCTCAATGCGACTGATTTTAACGACTGAGAATGACCGTAGGAGAGCTGTAGAGGCTCTACAAGACGCTGAATTGGGTTACATGGTAACTATCTCCAAACCTCCCAGAACAGCGGCTCAGAATCGGTTTTATTGGGCGATTCTAACTGCGTGTTCTGAACAACTCATGAACCAGGAATATACACAGGACATCTGGCACGAGTGGGCTAAGACAAGATTTCTTCCCACAAGGATCGTAGACCTACCTGGCGGCCAGGTGAAGGAGATTGAGCCTTCTACCGCTTCTCTCACGGTCTCTGAGTTCTCTGATCTTGTGGAGCAACTTTTACAGTACGCGTTGGAGAAAGGCTTGATCTGGACGGATGAGATGAAAGACGCTGAACTCGACTTAAGGAAAATCAATGTACATAAACAAAAAGCTGCTTGAGGCTTGCAGGCATATCCCATGCGGGTCTTGTTTTTGCGAAGATGGGACTGTAGTAGCTGCACATAGAAACCAAGGAAAAGGTATGGGCATCAAGGTATCTGATGCTTTAGTAGCATCCCTCTGTTACAGATGCCACACATACTTGGACCAGGGAAAAGATATGTCTCGTGAAGAACGTCGAGACTTCTGGAACCAGGCGTATATCAACACGATGCAGGCAATGATCGAACGAGGATTTCTAAAGGTGCAAAATGCAAAGAACTGAAGATTGGTTTAAGGCAAGATTGGGTCATGTAACCGCTTCTAGGGCTTCTGACGCGATTGCGAAGCAAGGTACGGCTACACGTAGGAACTACGCAATACAACTCGTCACAGAGCGTTTAACGGGCTTGCAGGGCGATTCCTTCACGAACGCTGCTATGCAATGGGGTACAGAGCAAGAACCTATCGCTAGAGTCGCTTATGAGCAGGCTACAGGCTCGATTGTGGAGCAGACAGGCTTTCACAAGCACAAGAGCATAGAATGGCTTGGAGCCTCTCCTGACGGGTTTGTAGGCTCAGGGCTGATCGAGATCAAGTGTCCTAACAGTAACACTCACGTTGATTACTTATTAGCAAAGGAGGTTCCCACTAAGTACAAGTCTCAAATGCTCACTCAAATGCTCGTGACAAAAAGGACATGGTGCGACTTTGTAAGTTTCGACCCAAGACTTCCAGATCACTTGCAGTTATTCATTGTTAGATACGAACCAAAGCCAGAGGAGTTCAAGATCATCGAGCTACAACTCACGAACTTTCTAGCCGAGGTGAACGAAATGGAGAAATCGCTATGCCAAAAGAACTAACCGGAAGTATTAGCAAGAACAAGAAAAAAGAAAAAGACGCTCACCCTGATTACAGAGGAAGCGCGACTATAGGAGGGATTGACTACTGGATTTCAGGCTGGGTCAACGAGGGATCGGATGGAAAGTATTTAGGGTTGAAGTTCCAGCAAAAAGATGGAGAGTCAAGACCGACAAAACAAGACGATGACGATTCCGTTCCATTCTGAGGAAATAGATATGCACCTAAGCAAACATCAAAGCCTGTTGAGGCAGGCATACATCATCAGACCTAAGCTCATAACCGATGATTCTCCTGCGCTTGATAAAGCGATCAAGACCATCGAGAGCGAGAATCCCAGTGCCTTCTGGAAAGAGAAGGACTTTGAAAAACGGAGGTTCTATCATGCACCACGGCCAGGCACTCCTTACGCGGCTGCTACTCATGCGTGGCCGAAGGAATTACTATGAGCAACTGGAAAGAGTTAATCGAGAATCAGACGAGGACAGAAAAGTTCAGGCCCGTCGAGGAAATCTGGAGGGAACGCGGCTGGATTCCACCGTCAACAGAGTGCCCAGACACAATGGCAAAACATAAGGCTTTTAAGGAGTGGTCGATCCGTGGCATCGTGGATCAACCTTATCAAGCAGGTTAAGTCGTCTGATGTTGAGGAGATAGCGGCAGCGTACGAAAGTGCACTGCCGTTTGTCGTTCAGGACTGGGCAAAGATGATCTTAAAGTTAGCTAAAAGCAAACGACTTCCGATCATCGAGAAGATCGACAAAGTGCACGGGGATAAGA